TCAGCAACGAAAGCAGATTGATACTGATACTTACCGATGATAAGAACAGCTTGGGGAATCGAACGAGATTCCAGAGTAGAGTAGAGGGAGTCATAAAGAGATCTCAAGATAGCATTAGGATCGTTGTCAAGGTTTTCGACAACCCACTTGCGTACAGTAGTAAACTCCTTGTCTTTGAGAGCAGAAGTCAACTCCGCTATTCTAACCTCATTTATGTTAGCAAGCAAGCCTGTGTCGATTTGACCATTGACACTGTAACGTTGGAGTTCGTTCAGCACACGGCGGAAGTCAGGGAAGTGTTTGTTGATTACTTCCGCGACAACCTTTGGATCATATCCCACACCCTCGCTCTCAAGTATAGACCTGACACGGTTGAAGAATGCTGCCGCCAGTTTTGCCTTTTGGTTTCCTTTGACTTGGAAGTTGATGACGGAGCACCTGCTGTGGAGAGGTGCGATGATTTTGTTGAGGAAGTTACAGGTGAAGATGAATCTACAGTTGCCATGGAACTCCTCAACAAAAGCCCGTAGGGCGAGTTGTACATCGTGGGATGTGTTATCAGCTTCATCCACAATGATGACTTTGTGCCTCGCATCAGATCCGAATAGCGAGACGGTTGAAGCAAAGGACTTTGCTTTGTTTCTGACTGTATCAAGGAACCTCCCCTCGTCTGAACCGTTAATAACAATATAATCTACACCCAACTGTGTACACAGTGCCTTAGCAATCGTAGTCTTTCCGATGCCAGCAGTGCCAGCGAGCAGGAGATTGTTGATCTCTCCCTTCTCTAGGAAACCATTGAAGATCTCCTTGGTGTCAGCAGGGAGAATACATTCATCGATGGTTTTGGGGCGGTATTTCTCCACCCAAAGGAAATCACTCATGAAAAGACAGCGTTGATAAGGATTCGATTCTGGTGGTTGCGTGGGGAGTATCCCGTGTGAACGTAACTCCCATCAAATACTACCAGACGACCAGGCTTGGGGTCAATACTTTGCTTGATCTCCATCTGGTCTGGGAACGGACCTCCAAACTGACCCTTGTGGTCATAGATCACAGTGGGTCCATCGGTCTCGTTAACGTACACAATCGCCGCTACATGGGGCGGTGTGACGTCAATGTGTGGAGGGTGGATGTATCCCTCCTTGTGGAGCACAGTCATGTCCAGACGGACTCTGAGGATGTTCTGTGCCTCAATATGATCCTTGATCTGATAGATCAGGGGTGCCATGAAGTAGGCAGGAGCAGTCTCTACGAACTGGTTCTGCTGCCATGGCGGCAGGAGACCATGGGAGAACCCAAAGTCTTGGATAGTATACTCATCCCATTCAGTCAATGACTGAGACGCTTGGAAGTGCCAGTCAAAGGAGTCTGCTGAGAGTGAGTCCTGTATCGCTTTGAGGTAGGAGGGTGACACAAAGTCATCCACCACCTCAATATCAATCGCTCGCATAACTAAAAAGGAAATTTTCCACGAAGTCTTCCGACTTCTCTTTACCAAACTTACTGGAGAGGTATCCAGCAACTGGGTCCAACTTCGTCATGTACTTGTCGAAGTCGCTGTAGACGCGCCAATCGTTTCCTACAGGCTGTGCCGTATCAAGCATGTCCACGTATGCGTCCAGATACTTCTCAAACATGGGTAGATGGTCGTCTACCTCGTCAGCAGTACACTTAGCAACGTAGACGTTCTCTGAGAAGTGATTACCAGGTTCAAAGAACCTGAAGTCACCCTCTGCCTTAGGCAGACCAGGAACTGATACCAGGTGGTTCTCCTTAGGATGCTGAAAGTCGAAAACGATAATTACTTTCTTAGCGAAGAACCCCATGAGATCCATGCCGAAGCATGGTAGGTTACACCCTGTCTTAGGATACAGGATGTTGTTGTAGATATTTGTCTTGTCAGAGTAAATATCACAAGCTCGGGACTTCATGTGGTACTTGGGGTAGTAGTGGTTCGCTACTAGAGTTGTACCTTTGCCCTCCCAATGTGCCCATTCACGAGCAGGAACATCTTTGATGATCTTCTCGTGAACAAGAGCTTTGTAATTATTCCATAGGTCCTTCATACTTTGAGTCAGGTTCCAATGCGATCATGTATTCAAGGTTCTCAGTGGTATTTGTCCACATACTAGCGCCAACCTTACTGATACGCACGTGGTAGTCAAACACAAAGAGTTTACCGACGAGATTCTCCGACTTCATATTGAAGCAGAAGGTAGCGTCAGTGGTGCCGACCTCAACATCAAAGGTGTTGGAGGTATCGTTTTTACGGTCACGGACACAGATGGACACAATGCCATCCTTACCAACCACAGACAGATCCTCAACCTTATAGATGTTGATCATCTGAATGATGTTTTGGAGATCGTCCTTCTTAAGGTCGAACTCAACCTCGGTACTGGGCAGGTCGGGTGCCTTAGTAGGAGGGCTTGTAATGATAGCAGGGTCAGCGTAGAAGTAACGTGCTTCCCTGCGCCCTGAGGTGATGGTCAGGTGACTGTCAGCAAAGGTCAGGTCACCGTCTTTGAACAGGTCCAGAACCTGTACAAACTCACCCAGGTCATAGATCGCGAAGTCGCGAGGGAACTCCTCAGTCACAGGAGCACGTGCCAGGACGTTCTTCTGAATAGCAAGAGTAGAAACTTCGCTGCCCTTCCGAAACTGGATGGACTGATTGATGTTCACAAACTTCTTCAGAATCTGAACAGTGCGATTAGAAAGTTTCATAAGGTTCGCTGTTTGGTTGGTCTTGCTTAGAGAAGTGATAGAGGAGGACACAGTAATGAATTGCTTTTAGGATGTCTTGTTTAGCAGTACCTTTCTTGTCATAGCGAGAGAGGTACTTAATGGCATTGGATCGGCAGAAAGGTTCTGCGTCACCAATACTCTCAATAAGGTCAAGGGTCTGGGTTACATTCTTGTCAGAAGTGTAGTGCGCCTTGTAAGTGCTCACGATATACTCACGAGCTTCATCTAGACATTTGTCTTCGTTGAATTTGTAATTAGGACCAGGCATAGTGATAGTAATTTCAGGGATTTCTCCGTCTTCAATCATTTGGGCAAGTAAGGACCATGAGTTTGTCATCATTCTACCTCAAACTCTACGTCCGCGTCAACCTTATCATACAGTTCCTCAAATGCTTTCATGGTTTCATCGTCGAAACGAGCGATACAAACCTTGATTGCCTTAGCTTTGTCACCGAAGATGCTGTATGCCTGAGCGATGTGAACAAGACGACGAGTGGAGATAACCTCATCGATGCCACCATCAGCAAAGGTCTTGCGGATGATGTCTGCCCAGTCAACCAGATTGCTGACGAACTTGTCATCAGCACAGTGCTTTGCGAGGATCTTTGCCTCAGTAGCAGGAGAAGGATATGCCTGCTCAAAGGTGACAGGGAAACGCTCAAGGAATGCTTCGTTCAGCACGTTGGTGCCGATGAAGCGACCGTCTTCAGAACCCTTACCCTTGGTGTTAGCAGTAGCAAAGACTTGGAATCCTTTGGCAGGACGAACATAGGTGCCGATCTTCTTGAGGTAGACACCATTGCCTTCGAGCACAGACTGGAGACACAGGATCTTGTTAGAGGCAAGGTCGATCTCGTCAAGCAGCAGCACAGCGCCACGCTTGAGTGCCTCAACAACAGGTCCGTCATGCCACACAGTCTCACCATTGACGAGACGGAAACCACCAATCAGATCGTCCTCGTCAGTCTCGATGGTGATGTTGACACGGATCAACTCACGGTTGGTTTGAGCACAAGCTTGCTCGATGCTGAAGGTCTTACCGTTACCAGAGAGTCCAGTGATGAACGTAGGGTAGAACTGACCAGACTTGATAACCTTCTTGACGTCAGCAAAGTTGCCGAAAGGAACATACTCTTTGTTGACCATGGGAACCAGATTCTCCATGGTGGACTGTTGGAAGGTCTGCTCAAGCTTCTCAACAACAGTCAGGTTCCACTTACCGATACCTGCTTTGTGGTCCTTGAGACGCTTCTTGACGGTAGCGAGAGAACAGTTGAAATGATCAGCAGCGCCCAGCAACTCAGGAACACCGACCTGCTCGCCATGCTTGGCAGTCAGAAAAGTAATCAGGTCGTCGGTGGTCATAGGGATGGGAGTGAACATTGAATTGCTTTGTTTGGTATGTGTATATCATACGGCAAAAACCCCGCCTTGGGAGCGGGGTGAGACAGTTATTTAATTGTCACAGCGCTGCCAGCATACTCACCGATGCTGCCTCGGATGAAAATATCAAAGCCGATACAATACCTAAAGTCTTGTGTGAGATTCTTCTCAACGTTATGTATAAGTTGAGATGGGAAAATTAGAAGTGTTCCTGACTCTGGTCTAATGCGCCATGACTTCATAGTTATCTGATTGAAGTGTGTCACATCAGGTTCCAAGGTAGGCATGAAGCAATTAGGAAAGTGTTGCCCCTTCTCAAAAACAACATCACCAGTTTTCTCCTGGACATCTAGGTAGTAGATACCACTGAACACTGAGTTCATGTGACAATGGTTCTGTGCCCAGTCCCCTGGTCCATGCTTCACGCCCCACCCCCGACAGAGATCAAGGTAAACACTTTGTGCGACTGCGAGCTTGCCGTACGCAAAGTGTTGTGCTGCTAACCTGATCTCATGGTAAAGACCACGCAATACTTCGTACTTCCAGATATCTCTATCGGGTGAGATCCACCCGTTGTCCATCGCTGTTCTCTGGTAGTCTAACTTCTCTACACACTCCAACCACTCTTTCTCAACGGGTATGCTGCTCTGAAAGAGTGGTGTAGGGAACAGAAGATGGAGTTGTGGTCTCATGCGATAAGAGAAATGAACTCAGAAAGTACACGCTTGCTGGTCTTTTTGTTCGACAGAGACTTCTTGAATGCGTTCCTGATCTGTGTCTTAGTGGCATCGTCGGCAACATCAAACTCATTGTTAGAGTCATCAAGTGACTTGCTGTGAAGATACAGACACCGTGTGTAGAAGCTATTGTAGTCAATGTATGACTTATGCTTCTTCCACTCAGCACCGATTTTCTGATCGTTATCCATCATGTAACGGCGAACGAGTCCGAAATCTCTAGTCGTGATCAGACGGATGTTGATGATAGAACACTCAGGGAAGTTGTCCTTGAGATTCTCAACCAAGATCTCCGTATGATCATTGTAATTATAACGTCCATTGAAGGATTTGTAAACCCTACCAACCTTACGATCACGAAGATGAGTCCTTCCCATACTCTTAGGAGACAAACGTTCTTCACCAGAATATGTCTTACGCATGGTCCAGAAGGAAGTAGGAGCACCTTCACCATCAGTCAGGTTGATGATATGACACTTCTCAACTTTGCTGACACGCTTGAACTGAGGGATGATTGTGTGGAGGGTAACGATTGCCTCATTCAATGGAGTGCCAGAGAGGCAGACCTTACGAGGAATCACGAAGTTGGACCAGACACGGTTCTGGAATGCCCAGGAGATACGGAACCAGTACAGGATAGCTTGCTCAAGTTCCTTAGTCTTCATGCGACTAGAGAACAGGTTCATCATACCGAAGTTCTCGATGTTCAACTTACCAACCTTGTCAGAGGTATTCTCCTGAGGAGTAACCCACTCGTTAGTGAATGCGTAGACCTCAAAAGGAATACCTGCTTTACGGCAGAAGGTCACAATGTTGATGACTTGTTTGATAGTGTCATTGATAACATCACCCATAGAACCAGACCAGTCAACGTTGAAGATCAGACCGTGGTTCTTACCGTTAGGGAGAGAAGTTACCTTCTTGAAAATATCGTCGTTGTACTTATAAGTGTGGAGCTTAGATGTGTTGAGTACACCAGTGCGAGACTCAGTAGCACGAGCATAAGCAGTAGCACTCTTCTTCATCTCAAACTCTTTGACGAGGTAGTTTACCTCACGCAGAGAAGACTTCTTAAATTCTTTGAACTTCTGATCTACAATCTCGAAGTCACCTACGAAGCGATGCTCTTCATCTTCCTGGTTGTTCCAGCAGCGATCGATGTAGTTGAGAGTTTCGTAGCAATCGATAACCACGTCGCCGTAGTTGACACTAGGGCGCTCGCAGTATTCTGGGGGAGAGGAGGTAGAGCTAGCAAGATTCTGGATTGCGTCTGTTGAAGCAGCGTCTGTCTTTACCAGATCCTCGTCATCGGTTTCGGGAACAGGTTGAGTCCCACCAGACTTGACGTCTGGACTTTCACCAGTTGACTCTTCATTTTTTTCTTCATCCTCTCCAGTTGCCTCCCCTTCATTTTCATCAAAAGACTGCTCATCAGAGCTTTGGGGTTCTAGTTCAGGATCAGTTCCAGCAGGCAGGTCCTCGAACTCGGAACTCTGGTCCACTGGGGGAGTCTGAGAGGGCTGCTCTCTCTCCTTCTTCATGTATTTATGGATCTCCTTGGCAAGTGCGATGACTTCTTCAAAGGTCTCAACAGCACCAGCACGGTCACACCAGACTTGCTCCTCTTCAGTAAAAGGAATGGTCTCGAAGTTACCGATCTTGTAGAAGAGGTTGATGCGGTCAATCAAAGTGTATGTCTCAATATCCTCGTCACCGATCTGGAAGAAGTCTTCGTCAGCAAATTCAGCGTAACCTTTGTAGAAAGTCTTGTTCAGACCAGCGTAGCGACGCTTCATCATCTTCTCGATGCGAACGTCCTCAATGACGTTGACGAAACCCTGAGGAACAGTGCCTTCGTGAGACCAGTCGTTAGGTGTATAGAGTGCGTGACCAACCTCGTGAGAGATCAGCAGGTCAAGGATGATCTCACTAGCACGCTCCCACATAGGAAGGGTCAGCACGCGACGCTCCACGTCGAACTGTGCGGTTGAGACGTTGCGGTGCTCAATGATCAGGTCTTCCTGAGCGAGCAGTTTGGCAAGTTGTCCTTTGACTTCGAGCATTGTTCCTCCGATATGTACATATAGTAATACCCCCGCCTAGGAGACGAGGGTATCTATGTGCCACTTATTCAACTGTCTTTGGTCGCTTTGGTGGGACTGCCGTTGTTTGACCATGGAGCTTTGCTAGTGCTGCCTTGAGTTCTGGAGTCTCATCGTACTCCCAAGTGTCACCAGATTTTACCACAAAAGTTTTCTTAGTCACGTTGTCTCCAGTCGTCAGGTTTATCTTGGCGGAACCAGTCGATAATCTCGTCTGCTCCATCGAACCCCGTTTTGTAATTGGATGGGTCGGGGTCACCTAGTCCCATCCTATTCATAAAATCATCCATACTACCTTCTTCAATATCCTGAGCGGCATGGCGTCTTGCTTTTTT